AACGTAAGATGATGCCTTTTAGGCAGTATTATTTACGAAGTCCATTCCCTAACTCGGGTAGGCACAAATTGATTGAAGAACTCAATCAATCGCCCCATCGTACCTTTTGGCACGGAGGCAAATCGCTTCGAGGGATCCATCCCTCTTGGCTTTGGTAAGCTTTAAAGCTACCAGTCTGATACAGACATTGCTAAGGTGTAAAATCACCTTAGTCAGAGGGTCACCTTGCATGATGCCCTTCTTTGTCAAGATAAATCTTGACTCGGGGTCCCCTTCTACGGGGGCCCCGACTGTGCTGAGGTAACCTCTCGCACGGAACTCCACCTTTCTAGGTCGGAGGCAGGTCGCCATTACGACCCCTTGTAAGATTGGAGGAACTCCGACCTTACTCATGAACGGTTGCGCGAGCAACTGTCCAATCCGATACTCAGCCCTATCGGTTGCGGCGGTAAAATCCGTCGAACCCACAAACAAAGGTTTGTAGGTTGTGATCGACACTCTCGTAGTAGCGTCGAGGTAGTCGTTTTCGATATTCGAAACGACAAAGCAGCCTGCCATTTTGTGCAGCTCTTTCGAGAAATTCCACGCATGGTTTTCCTTTTCCATACCAGAAGTACTGGTCGGGAATGCCTTGGATAATACCCAAGAGCAGACTCCATTAATGAAGTCTAAGGCCACTTTTAAACAAATGTGACCTTTCGTGGCGATCCGAACTTTACTCGGCGCCTTCACACTCAACATCTTGAGTGTCCCCAATACGATTGGGTCAGTGGCGAGAACTTCCTCGACACATCTCCAGAAGACGTACTCTCCTGGGTTTTCGCCTGTGTAGGCGATGGTTCCGAGGGGATCCCCGGTTTCCAAATCGAAGACGAATGCGTCTTCTTTTAAGATTTGTCCTCTAAAGACAATCTCGTTGAGTGCGGCTATGTTTCCGCCCTCTCTTCGACTAGCTTCATAGCAAGCCGACGACGAAGCCCGGATACCGGCCTTCGTAGACAATCCCGTAACGGCTTCGTCCGGGATCGAGTCGATCGCTTCTTTGATCGACTCTTTAATGAGCATTTCCTCTAAACGGGATAGCTTCTCTGGCTCCACGGTTACCGTGTCGCAAAATTTTAACTCATCGCGCAAGGCTTGGAGTTGGGACGGTGTCCCGCAGCCCCTCTTCTGGGCTAAATACCCCTTCTTTTGTATGAAGAGGTTTTCGTTCTTTTGGACTTTCTCCAAAGCTCGATAATCCGCTAAGAAGATCTTAGGGATTGGATCTCGTCGCTTCCCAATGGAGTCGATGAACTCACGCAGGCCGTTTCGGCCGCATGCTTCCTTAAATTCGTTTCTAACGTCTTTAAGCGTGTTGTAGACGGAACCCATCTGCAACATTTCTTCGTGGATTTCTCCATCCATGAATTCTTCCGGCAAAAGCCGGGAGATAAGTCCGACTACCATGTAATCGTACTTTTCCCAGGTCATTACGACCTCGGGGCTGGCGAGCATCTTTTGAGCGATGACGCCGTCGACCGTTACAAGTACTTGCAACAGTCGGTTCGCACGGGCCCTGGGGCTCCGTGTTTGGTACGTCTTACACCTCTCAGTGCCGACGTTAAGGTACATTTCACCGTACCATCGAATGGTCTTTTCTAAGCTCCATTTCGGATGACCCTTCCCCTCAAGGAAGTGTCGTAACATCTTCAATGTGGATTTCCCAAAAGAAGATTCGTCCTCGGATTCCGAGCGACATAACGCCATTAGGGTTTTCCCCCAATAGGTTTGATGCTCCACTACGTGGATCATCTCTTCCGGTTTGAGTTTGTGGAACTCAACCGATCGACTTCTCGTCGTAGACCCCGTCAACTTTGACGGGATCTTCCCCTTGAGGGAAAGAGTGTCTCCTGGAAAGGAGAACACTTTTGGGGCTTTGCTCCCAACGCGGCTATGGTATTCCAGTACCGCGGCTAATTCAAAAGGAGTTAAAACTTCTTTGATCCGGATCCTCTCTCTCAAGAGGTCCTCGACAGTGAATGGTTCTCTGTCATCTGAGTCGTTAGAATCTACGCTAACACTCTCTTCCGTTCGATAGGAAGTATACGTCGGGTTGTTAAACCTCTCGTTCTCAAGTACTAGACTTGACAGAAATGTCTTTTGACTTTCTGAGACCTGGGACACTGATGGACCAGCTCTTGGCGAAATGGGGGAAGAAACTTCCACCCACTTACCCTCGGGCGACAAAGCCTCGAAGGGAAACCCGTACTCGGAGAGTGCGGTAAAGCATTGACTTAATTGTCTTTGCGTTCTGTTCCTCAAGGATAACGTTGAAGGAACTTGGTGCGTCCACATGTGGACTACCTTGGTTTGGAGTATCGTCGCAAAACGATCTCCGTAAGTGAAGGAATCTCTTCCTTCGGGCTTAAAGTACCAGTACTCAAACCCATACATCGCTTTCTGAACAGAACGCGGTAATGCAACAATGTTATACATTTAGCTGTACCTAGGGATGCG